AGTCCTGTTATTGTATTAGAGTTTACTCCGTTTATATTTTTTTAATTTCTCATTTTACCACCTCCTAATTTTATATTGCGTTTGTTTCGGTATCTTTTACGTAGCGTCCTGCTACTTCGTCGTCTAGTTCTATCTTCATTTGACTTAATGCGTCTTGGAATGCTTGTACCATATTAAAATAGCTATTACTTGCTACTGATCCGCTTCCTACGTTTACGTCTGTATTAAAACTTGTAGGTAATGCGTCTTGCATATCTGCTGTTACTTCCTTCATTTCTTGCTCGAAACCTTCGCCTAGTCCTAGTGCTAGATTTTTTCCTACTTGATCTCTAAATACTGTACTAGGCGACTTAATTCCGAATATTGATTTAATTCCGTTTAGGATAGCTTTACCGAAGCCTTTTATTTTATTTAGTACCCAGTCTTTAGCATTATTAATACCATTCCATAGTCCCTGTACTATATTAGTACCTACACTTGCTAGGCTTCCTATTCCGTTTACTATTCCTTCTTTTACTTTGTTTAGTAAATCTCTACCTGCGTTTAGCATTTTAGAGAAACCGCCTACTGTTATTGCGTTTAGTAATGAGCTGATTATCTGCGGAACTTTACTAATTAGTTGCGGTATAGCTTTAATTAGTCCTTCTGCTAATTTTATGATTAGAGTTATACCCATTTCGATTATTTTAGGTAGATTTCTTATAATTGCGTCGCATAGTTTATCTATTATTATAGGTATTTTGTCTATTAAATCTGGAAGTGCGTCTATTAGTCCTTCTGCTAGTCCTAGTATTAGCTGTATTCCTGCGTCGATTAGTAGATCTATATTATCTATTAGAGTATCTACCATAGTTAGTACGGCTTCTATCATTTGCGGTATTAGTGTAGGTAGTTGCTGAGCTATTCCCTGTACTAATTGAACTATTATAATAATTCCCATTTGTAATAATTGCGGTAGATTAGATACTAGCGTATTTAGTAATGTATTTAGGATCTGCATAGTAGCGTCCATAATAGCTGGTAGGTTTTGTCTTATTCCTACTATTAGAGTATCTAGTATATTTTGTCCTGCTTGTAAAAAGCTAGGTAATGCTTGTAGGATACTGTCTAATATCTGTGGTAGTACGTCTATTACGCTTTTTGCTATCTGATCCACTGCAGGTAGTATATTATTACCTGCTGTAATTACGCTGTCTACTAAGTTTTGTACTAGTTGTCCCATATCTGCGTTTCCGTTAGCTAGTCCTGTTAGTAAGTTTTGATATGCTGACTTCATACTATTTACTGATCCTTCTATAGTTACGCTTGCTTCCTTAGAAGTTGTACCTGTAATACCCATTTCTGTTTGAATAATATGTATCGCTTCTGTTACGTCTGCGAAACTGTCTATAGATAGATCCGCCATTTCTCCGTTAGCTTCTTTTACTTTATTAGCGTCTGCTATTAGTCGCTCCATTTCGCCTTTAGTACCACCATATCCTAGTTTTAGGTTATCTAGCATTGTATAGTTTTGTTTAGCGAAGCCCTGATAGGCATTCTGGATCATTTCCATAGAAGTACCCATTTTATTTGCGTTATCTGACATATCTATTACTGCTCTATTACTATATTCTGCTGATTTTTGCGTATCGTTTCCTAAACTTTGTAGCATTGACGCTGAGAAACTAGTAACTGTACTCATATATTCGTTAGCGCTTAGTCCTGCTGTCTTATAAGCCTCGTTTGCATAGCCTTCTACTACTTTTGCACTATCTCCGAATAGAGTTTCTACTCCTCCTGTTAGCTGTTCGTATTGTGCGTAACTATCTAGTGCCTGTTTACCTACGTCTACCATAGCACTACCTAGATTTTTTAGTCCGTTTAGTGCTGAGTTTATAGCCTGAGTACCTAGATTAGCTAGAATATTTTTAAATACTGTATATCCTTCGCTACCTTTTTTAGCTTTTTCTCCGCTTTCTTCGGTTTCGTTTCCTAGTTCGTCTATTTCTTTAGTAGTTTTATTTACTGTTGCTTCTGTTTGGTTTAGTTGTGTCTTCATTTTACTTAGTGCTATTTCGTTTTCGTCCATATTTTTTGAACTTTTAGCTACTGCACTAGCTAGATCGTTTACTTTTGCTTGTTGATCTTGGTAAGCCTGACTACTTTCTCCTGACGCTTTTCTGATTTCTTCTAGTTTTTGCTTTTCTTGTTCGTATTCCTGAACTAATTTCTGGTGCTGTGTAGCTTGTTCGTTTACTTTAGCACTAAAACTATCGTATGCACCTTTTAAGGTACTATAGGCCTGTTGTTGCTTCTCTAGTACTGCGTTTAGTTCTGTAGTTTTTGCTTTTAGTGTAGATAAAGAACTATCGTTTTTATCGTATCTACTAGCTACTGCTGTTAGTTCTGATCCAGTTTCTCTTAGACTTTGCGTAATTTGTTTTAATGCACTTTTATACTCGTCTGCACCTGTTAGTTTTATTGATCCTCCAAAGCTAGCCATATTTTCACTCCTTTCTCGTTTCTATTTAAAACGTTATTTTTAAAACCATTCTTCTTCTTGCTGTTGTCTACTATATAGTTCGCTATATGTTACATTTTTTATCCTCATTTGTAGTTCTAGATCGAAGTTATTTTTATAATGTTGATATAGTTTACTAAATAGTCTATATGTTAGCCTTCCAGTCTCTTTAAATGATAAGTTTAGTTTAGTTTTCCCGACGAAATAAAAAAAAGTAAAATCTATAGGTGTATTTTCGCCTTCTATTACGTCAGGAATTATACGTTTTTTTCTTCGTCTGTCTTAGTACTTTCTATTACTGTATCCTGTAGGGTTTTTGTCATATTTTCTAGTCCTATATCTGTTAGCATTCTACCTACGAATGCTGGAGTAACTGGCTTATATTCTTCTCCGCTTTCTTCTGCTTCTATTGATAGTCCTTCGTTTAGCATTTCTGTATATCCAAACTTTAAGGCCTTTATGTTTACTTCTTGATTAGCTCCAGAAGTTAGTTCTGTCCAGTTATCTAAAGTACCGTATTCTTCTTGTATAGCTTCCATTACGTTTAGATTAAATACTACTTTATATTCTTTTTCTTTATATGTTATTTTTCCTGCATTATCTTTCATTTCATTTTCCTCCTATATTAAAAAAAAGGTAGGCTTATCCACCTACCCTGTTATTATGCACTTGGAGTTGTTCCGAATAAACCTGTCAAGTAAGTTTTTGCGTCTGCCATTGTGTCAAATGTTTTAGACTTACTCCATGTACCGTCTGCTAGTGTAGATACAATTCCTTCTAGTGTAGTAGTTCCGAACTCTACGCTTTCTCCTTTAGTTGTATCTTCTTGACTTGGCTCTGAGAATTTTACCTTAGATAAAAACTCTACTTTATATTGATAAGATCCTGATACCATTTTAGTTACGATACGTCCTAAAGCTACGTAAGGTGCTGTATCAGTAGCTTTTCTTACCATTTCGTCGCCTACTATAGCGTGTCCTAGTAATGTAGCTTGTGTAGTAATGTCTGCATTATCTACTTCCATTGATACTGTTCCACTTTGAAAACTTGTATCGCTTTCTGCTAAGCCGTCGTCTGCGTATAACTTAGCGTCGTTATTTGAAATACTTACATTACAGCTTACTGCTTTTCCAGGCTTAATACCTGCTCCGTAAGTAGCTGTACCGTTATTTTCTGTAAGTATTCCGTATAATAAGTTTTGTACTCCTATTTTAGCCATTGTTTCCCTCCTTCTAGGCACTTGGTATTGTGTCTATTATTTTTATTTCTGCATTTTTTATTTTTGCAAAGCATAACGTTTTATGATAGTAACCTGTATCGTCCTCGTATAGATCCTGAGAAGTCATACTAGGTTGCCATTCCCAGCCGTTATCCTTTAATACTTTTTTTACACTTTCTATTATATTTAGATAATTACTTTTACTATATATATCAAAATCGTAGTAAGTTACGTAGGCTTGTAAATCGTCGTCTGCACTAAAAGAAGTATCTTCCTGTATTTCTTGATAAGTTATATAGGTTGTTGATTTACCAGTATATCTTATAAATGATACAGGAATATTTACTCCTCCTACTGCAAAGTTAGTAAATATAGTCTGTAGTTCATTATTCATTTAATAAACCTTTACTATACTTTCTTTGTGCTTCTAGCATAGCTCTTTCGATTTGTGCCTTTTTAAAGGATCTCCTAAAAAAAGGTTGCTTTGTAAACTTACTAGATCCGTACTCGAATA